TACGGTTAATATTACTCACAACAATTATAGCTATTTAAACTATGTGCACAGTGCAGCAAGTAATATTAGTATTTCTGGACCTTTTAATGTAGAAGATGCCATTCAAGGGGAATATTGGTTAGCTGCTGTTCATTACTTGCGTAGTGTAACAAAAATGTTTACTGGTGAAAGCGCAAATGCAGGCAATCCTCCTCCCATGGTATATTTGAACGGGTATGGTGACTATGTTTTCAAAAATATTCCTGTAGTTATTACGTCATTTCAAGTAGAGTTGCCTCAAGATGTAGCTTATATTGGAGTTACAGTAGGCTCAGGTAAACCTACCACAGGATTCATAGGTACTTCGGGCTCGGGAGGTAGGATGATTGAAGCTGCTGGTGCGAAACAAACAGGTCCAGCAGGTGTTGTTGGTTTTATAGGAAAAGGCGTAATAGCAAACGCATTTCCTTCTCTTTCAAACCAATTAAGTGCAGCAAGCAATCTTACAGGTGGAGAAAGTATTGCCAATATGGATAGTAAATCTCATGTACCTGTAAAAAGCACTATTACTGTAAATTGTCAACCAGTATACAGTAGAGAAAAAGTACGTAAATTTAACCTTGATGATTTTGTTCAAGGAAAGTATTTAGATACTAAACCAGGATTTTTATAATGCCTAAAGCAGTGTATAGAGATGTTAGTCCTTGGAAAATGACACCTGTTTATAACAATTATTTAGATTATTTTAAAATTAGACCTATAATTGTTGAACAAGATGATATCTTATATTCTATCGAGCCACAGTATACATATAGGCCTGACCTATTGGCCTATGATTTATATGATGAAGCAAAATTATGGTGGGTTTTCACACAAAGAAACTTAGATGTGTTAAGTGATCCTATATTTGATTTTTTGCCAGGAGTAAGGATATATCTTCCAAAAATACAGAATATAAAAACTAGTTTAGGACTATAATGGACTATCCAAATTTAGGTGATGTGGCAACCTCTACAGGAAGCTTATTCAGAAACGTTTTACAAAACATTAGTCCGGTCAGAGGCGGACTAAGTAACATTACAGGACAAAATATTAAAGATTTTAGCAGTAAAGGTTTAAGTAATTTGGGAAATCAGCCGGCCTATAACCCAGAAACAGGTAGACGTGTCGTTGATGTCAGCGGTTCAAACCCCCCTCCTGCCCTTAAAGGAAAATTACCTAATCAATTGTTTGAATATAGTATTTGTAATTATCATTTTACGCTTAGTATCCTTAGTAAAGCAGAATATAATGAAAATACCTATATAGATAATATAAAAGTAGGTGTTATAATTTTAGCTAGCGCCGGAGCTGCCAAAGAAGAAGACCTAGTGTTGACTAAAGCAGGAAAGTTAGATTTTTATCTTGAAGATTTGAAAATAATTTCTATGGCAGGATTAAATGAAAATACTGGAAATACTAATGCATTAACAATTAGTTTTAGAGTATTTGAACCTTATAGTATGGGACTATTTTTTCAATCATTACAGACAGCAGCATTTCAACAAGGTTATTTAAATTATGCAGATACACCTATGTTATTAACGATTAAATTTACTGGACATCATGATCCTGATAATATGATGAAAGAGGCTAGGCTTGCTAAAAAATTTATACCCTTAAAGATTCGAGAAATTAATATGACTGTGGATAAAAAAGGCTGTTTTTATGATATTGAAGCATATCCGTTTAATGAAGGAGGATTTAGCGACACATATAATTCTATGAAAACTGATACTCAGCTTATTGTAGACGATAAGGCTCCTAAAACTGTAGAACAATTATTAAGGAAAAGTGAAAAAAGTTTAGTAAACGTTGTTAATCAATATTATAAAAATCGTGTTAAGAAGAATACAACCGTGTATTATGACGAAATAGATATTGTTTTTCCTGATTATTCGAGGGAAGATGAATCAGTTAACCGTTTAGGTTTAGCAGCGTTAGGTTTTAATAATTTTAACAAGGGAGAAACTGGATTTGCAGAAGATAATTTTGTTTATGATAATGGCGTGTATAAAAGAGGTAAGATGAAGGTAAATCCAAACAACGGTTTATATACTTTTGATCAAGGACAGCTTGTTACTGATATTATTAACCAAGTTATATTAACAAGTGATTATGTAAAATGGGCATTAAAGAAAGAAAGTTGGACACCACAAGGTCAAGTTCGTTGGTGGAAGGTTGATGTAAAAGTCTTCTTTAAAGGCGATGAAGATCCTATTACTGGATATGCTCCAAAGAAAGTTGTATATAGAGTTGAAGAATATCTTGTTGACGCTACTAAAATTAGCAATGTAAATAATCTAAATCCAGGACTAGAAAATAAATGGAATGAAGTTGTCAAAGAATATTACTATAATTATACAGGTAAAAATTTAGATATACTTGATCTAAGGCTATCGTTTAAGAATGGATTTTATAGAGCTTTAACAGCAGATATGGGTAAAAATTCAGAGGGCCAACAGGGTGTTGGTAATGCCACCGGCGGCTCGAATTCTGAACAAATAGGAGAAACAAATAATCCTGCACAAAAAGGATCGCCTCCTAACAGTCATAATCTTCCTGATGTTATAAAACCAATATTGACGCAAACTAAAACTGCCAATCAAGGAGGTGCCTTTCAGTCAGATGATCCAGCAACTCTAGCCGCTAGACAATTTCAAGATTTGGCAACAAAAGGTTATGATATGTTAAATCTTAATATGACTATATTAGGAGATCCGTTTTATATTACAAGTAGTGGAACAGGAAACTATCGTGCAGGATTTACTGATAGACAAAATATTAATGCAGACAGTGAAATGAATTACGAAAACGGAGAAGTTTACATTTCAATCAATTTTAGAAATCCAATAGATCAAACACCAAGTTATTATATCACAGAATTTAATTCTTTATATGATTTTGGTGCCAAAGATATACAATTTCAATTTAGCGGATTGTTTAGAGTATTACAAATAGTTAGTGTATTTGCAAGAGGAAAATTTACTCAAGAATTATCTTTAGTCAGAGTTCCAAATCAAGATAATCTTAATGTTCCTGAAGCAATAGGTGTTACTCCAAATAATCCTGATCCTAAGACTGATGATAAAGGTATAGAAAAAATCGTTAGCCTGGAAGAAGCCAACGATCTTGAATTTATATGATTAGGTAGTTTTAATATTGAACGGAATATAAGTTGAAAACAACTTATGAGTAATAAACTTATACACAAGAAAGTTAAGATACAGATATATGAGTGAAGAATTTAGACCGTCGCCAAATAACAACACTAAGGATGGAACTCCTTGTTTGGCAAAAGTTATAAGTGTTGTAGATCAAACATATAATGGTGTTTTAGAAGTTCAATTATTGAGAGAAGTTGGGGGCGATGAAGGTGCCGCTGCGCAAATCAGAACAGTAAAATATCTTAGTCCTTTTTATGGAGTTACCAGCTATGATTATGTAGGAGAGGATCCTGATACTCATGATGAAACACAAAAAAGTTATGGATTTTGGATGATACCTCCTGATGTCGGTAGTTATGTTGTTTGTATTTTCTTAAATGGCGATGAAAAAAAGGGATATTGGATTGGATGTCCTTTAATTAACGAAAATATAAATTTTAGCACTCCAGGGTTCGCTTCAACAGAATTTATTGTTTCTGACAGTAGAGCTACAGACACAGAAAAGACACGAGTTCCTGGCACAGAATATAATAAAAAAATTCATGACGGAAATGAGGATGGAACAAAAAAATTAAAACCTGAACATCCCTTGGCTAAATTTTTAGAAAATCAAGGATTATTGAAGGATGATATAAGAGGAATAACCTCAAGTAGCGCAAGAAGAGATATTCCCAGTATGGTTTTTGGAATTAGTACCCCAGGTCCAATAGATAAGCAAGGTAAAACTGGAAAAGTAGGAAAATCTGAATTTGAAATTAACAACGCTTTTGTAAGTCGTTTAGGAGGTAGTAGTTTTGTAATGGACGACGGTGACGATAAGTGGGAGCGAGAAAAATTACCAACAGATGGTCCTCCTATCTATAAGAACGTTGAAGAAAATCAAACAGGATTACGTGATAGACCTCATAATGAATTAATACGTCTAAGAACTAGAACTGGACATCAGATACTTTTACATAACAGCGAAGATTTAATTTATATAGGTAATAGTCGTGGTACAGCTTGGATAGAAATAACTAGTGATGGTAAAATTGATATATTCAGTGAAGATAATATAAACATAAGAACTAAACAGGACTTCAATCTATTTTGTGATAGAGATTTTAACGTAGAAGTTAAAAGAAACATGAATCTTAAAGTACATGGAGAAATGCATACTAACGTGAAAAAGGATCAAGTTTTAATTGTTGATAGAGATCAAAAAATTCATATTAAAGGACGAAGAGACGAAACTATAGATGAACAATATAGACAAACTGTAAATGATGATGTTAAAAAATTTTATTTAACGGATTATAGTCATAATATAGATGGTCGAACTGATGTTCGAATAGCTAAAGGTGTTAGTGTCACTGCCGGTAAAGGTGCAAGTGGAGCTCAATTTGCTCCATGGGAGTCTACTAGACAAAAACCAGAAGATCCTATGAGTACAGATGAGGAAACAAGTAGTCCAGTAGAAGATCAAAATGGTCCTACTCCAGATAGCATAGATATTAAAATTTATAAAAATATGCGTATAGAGCATATTGGAAATGTTGATCATACAATTGACGGATATTTAAGAACTAAAATTAAAGATGCTGTTCAAATTAATACAGATTCTACTTGGCAACATACTTCGTCCGGGCACATAGATGTAAAAACTGATGGGCATATTTTTCACACTTCTGCTGGTTCAAACGAAACAAATGCTGGAGGGAATATTATTGAAACAGCGCCTCAAATACACATGAATGGTCCTACTGCTGGAACCGCACCAACAGCAGATATAGCATCGTTACCAGAAGAAGCTAGAATAACAGCTAAAGCTACAATACCATTAAACCTAAAAATGCATAAATTACCTGATCTTTCAGCTCAAGATAAATGGCAAAGTTTGGAAGAATTAATTACAATTTTACGTAGAATTCCTACTTATGAACCTTATGTGCATCACGAAAGTTTAGAGCCAAAAAGGTTTAAACCTGATCCTGTTGAAGATTATAAAGGGCTTGACAGAGACGAAGAAGATAGATATCATCCAGTTAGTGACGATACACCAACTGAATCTCTAGCTACTCCTGCTAGTCATTGGAGAAAGTATACAACAACTATTGATACATTTCAAAGAAATCCGCCTATAGAAAACAATACAAATGATGAAGGGAGTTGGGGATTATGACAGCAAGTAGTAAACTTTATGATAAAATAGTATTGACAAAGGCTAATACTAAATTTATTCCAGGCACAAAGACTTATCGTGGCTTTAGTACAGTCTCAACTGATGGTAATAGCTTTAGCCTTTATGATTTACAGTTAATCAAACAGGATTTAATTAATAATTTTTATATAAGAATGGGTGAACGTTTAGAGCAACCTGAATTTGGAACAATAATTTGGGATGTAATTTTTGAACCATTAACTGAAGATTTAAAACTGGCAATTGTGAAGAATGTTGAGCAAATAATAAATTTTGACCCAAGGACCAGAGCTGAACAGGTAATAGTTACGACTTATGAATCAGGCATACAGATAGAGTGTGTTTTAACTTATTATCCTTATAATATACAGGAGTCATTACAACTTAAATTTGATCAAGAAAATGGTATTGTTATAGGTTAAATTCATAGTTTTTAAGTAAAATAAATATATAAAATTGGAATAAAAATGTCAATAACTGATAGACAAAATCGATTATTAGTTGCCGAAGATTGGCGTAGG